AATGTTTGCGCCCAAAAAATCAAATTTAGCAATAATTTCATTAGGGTCAAATCCCGGGCAATATATCTTAGGGGAGCGACATTCCAAGCTTATATCAAATGGATAATCTTTCTCTAATAAATTCTTTAATTTAGAAACCTGCAATTCTCCGAATATTGCGCCTATTTGTGCGTTGCATATTATTGGATATTTAATGGGTTTATCTATGGGTGCTCTGTGGCCCATTCCTATGTATGTATATCTTTCGAAATTTAATGATATAGATGCGCTTTGAACTTTGATATCTGCTAAATCTACGATAGCATCTAATATGCCAGACGTTTCATTAGAGTATCCAGTAGACTTTATAGAAAAGCTTATATCCGTAGCCCTTGCCACTTGAGAAACTCCACTTCTTACATTGTATCCACTTATCTCACCTTCTACCCTTGGGATTACGTAAATATTTTCATTTTCTTCATTAAATCCTGTCGAGTCAACGGAAGGTATAATTCCCGAGCCGCTTTCTTCGACTTTCATATTGTAGCATGTATATTGAACCCCGCACTTTATTGGCTGCCCGACTTCCATATTAACAGAATAAGAATCCATGTAACATTCTCCGAATGCGACACTTGACATCTGTTCGAACTTATCGTCTGGAATATGTTTGATGTCGATTCCTTCTGGTGCAATCGCTAAATATATATTTCTGCAATCTCTTTCTGCCCGAGGCCAAGCAGAAAAATTTGACTCATCATCTCCAACATGAAAACCGCTGTAAGCTGGATAAGAATCCCTACTTAGCATTCCTGAGAAAAGAAAGACATCCCTATTGTCTTTGTAAAATGAATCTGTATATGAATGGCCTGTAGCAAAATTTATATTGAACCCCATTCTTGCTTCGTTTTTTAAATCCGCAGTTAAATATTCGAAATCCAACTGCACTACTGGAAGATTTATGTTAGGTCTACCTATCAATTCTCTTCTTCCTAATTCCGAAACCTCTTGCCTTTCGCTAATTAATTCATAATTAATACTTTGAATGCCATTGAGTTGTTTTATTATGTTGTGTGCGTTTGGGTCACCAGTAGGAGACCCATGCTGGTCAACAAAATGAAAACCAGAAGAAGGTGATGGCCCCATAAACAAAGCCTGAGACTGACTATGTACTCTGACTCTTGCCATATTAAACCTTACTAGCGTGAAGTATGCTTGCTAAGTAAGTTTCAATCTGGTGTTCTAAGGCAATGGCCTGAATCTCTTTTATAGCTTCCGGGTTTGTATCCACGGGCTTATCTAAATATTTTCTTACGACAGCTACCTTATTCCAGTTTGACTTATCTTCGTTAGCAACTATGATTTGCGTGATCTCTTGGGCAATTTCTTTTTGATGGTCAGTAAGCGCTTTTAATTTATGTTTCTTCAGCAAAGTAGCCCTTACTTTTTGTTCAAGCTTTTGTGCTGAACTTAAAGTTTCCACCATTTTAGAAACGCTGTAGTGTTGAGCTCTAGATTGTTTTTCTCCAATTTTACCGGGCTTTCTTTGAGTGGTATAGTTACCGCTTTGTCCCTGCGGTCTTCCAAATTTATCATTGCCGCCGGTAGGAGTACCAGCTTGCTCTTTGTTTCCTCCGCCAACAAGGGGTTCATACAAGCCCTCTTCTCTAAGTCTTTTGAATTTCTTTTGAGACTCAAGAGAAGAATCTACATCTGGCAATCTATTATTCTCAAGGGCAGAGATTCCTTCCTCTGGAGTTAAAACGCCCAATTCAATTAGTCTGCTATAAATTCTGTGGACATTGTAATCATCCTTCAGTGGGATATCTTCAAAGTGTACTTTGGGGAAATTTTTAAACCCTAAATCTTTAGCAATTCTTCTTATTTCAACCTCTAAAAAGTCCGTAAGGAAAGTTCGTCTGCCTTGTTTGAGTCTGGCCATGAAAACTTCAACTTTAGTTTGTTGGTTGGCATATTTTTCTCCACCCACTAAAATGTTGTTTAATCCAACGTTGATGTCTCTATCGATTATTTCATATTTCTTTGGGTCAAGTAGATCAGCAATATCTGGAATTACAAATTTAGCATTAGTAGTATAATCCGAAATCAATACTCTTCCCACTGATTCGTTAGCGAAAAGTTTTTGCATTGCTTCTAGGTTTTTTTGGTTTACGCCTCCCTTGTCTGGTTCAGCGCCCATTGTAACCAACAATATCGCTTGATGAGTAGTTCTTGTTATGGCCATATCCATCTTACGCATCTCTGCTTTTGCGTTAATGGCTTCTAAAACTGGCCACCCCATAGGAACCGCCAATGGTTCGTAGTCTTGTTTTTTGTAAAAAACTCCGAGTGTTTTATGCGGGTCTAAAAGTATTCTTATTGTATGATTGTTCTTTTTAGCGAGCTCGTCTTTTGTTCTTTGATCTAATGAATCGTATACCTCTTTATCCTCTTCTGTTTGAGGGTTTCTAAGTCTTTCAATTTCATACCCCGAAAGTTGTTTATAAAATTTACTACTTACGAAAGATATATTACCTCCTGCTTGTATATCAGCTGGATTTAGTATGATGTACCGAGAAGGCAGAAGAAGAGAATTTTTTGCTGAACTTAAACCTCTTACTCCGAACACTTTTGTTAGATTTTTAATATCAGATTTTTGGATTTTAGCATCAAACCTGTGAATGAAACAGTTTCCACTTCTGTAATATTCCCTAAAGAATTTTTCTTGAATATCGTGGATATTAATTTTCTTAAAAAGGGCTTCGAAAAATACTCTAGATTTTTTGCTGCCTCCGGTCAGGAAAATATCGCTGCATGAAAATTCCGTCATTAAGTCAATCGTGTTACGAAATACAGCAAAATTGTAATAAGCTTTTTGGCAAAGAACTACGGCGTCCCGTACATCGATATTAGAATAATTAGAAATCCCTGTAGAATAATGAAAAGGAATCAGGCCTTCCTCGATATTCGTAAACCTATTTGTTCTCTCTATGCCCCCAGAAGAATTTCTTCTGGTACGGGTTAGCTTCTCTGCTCCACCTTCTGACCTGAACGCCAAAGACTCTTCTAGTCCAGCCATCAGAGGCTCTGTGGTGGGCGTGGATTTTTCTTCTGTTTTCTTTCTTGCTGCCATTTTCTAATTTTACACGTTATTTAATCACAAAAGGTGTGAAAGTCTGCGTTTGGTTGTTATTTTTTGTTTTTAGTATATCATAATAACATTTTAAGGCCCAATTAGCTAGCATTAATGTGGTATAATTATCTTTTCTAGCTCTTTGAGAAGAGGTGCTTCTTTTTAAATGCTGCGGCAAATCGAAGGATTGAGTGCCCTTTGCCGTACTTTTCACCTCAACTAAGGCGCATTGCTTCTTGGTTTGATAAATTAGTGAATCTTGAGCTTCAATAAAGTCTAAAATGTTTGATTCATTGACTTTTTTCAAGTCTACTCTAGCTGAAGAATATCTATTAAATGCTGTAGTATTTGCGGCTGTTTTAGAGCCAAACCATATTCTTTTGTGATCGATATTGGCCTGAAGGTGCTCGTTAGCTCTTCTTATGAAATCGCTTGTAAAAATCTGCTTAAAGCAAATATCATTAGAATCTGGATTATATAGCCTTCTGGCTTTAACCAATTCCTTTTGATAATCTTCGCCCTCTTTATTTGTGTTGAATTCTATAAAATTGATCTTAAGATTATTTTTCTTAAACATCGTAGACTGATTAGCTGAATCGATAAATTGATATCCTGCGTTATCAATACAAATCATAATTATGTTAAAATTAGTCATTATATGATAGAGATAGTCTATATGATCTTTCAAGTTTCCCCCAGCAACAGCATAACTATGAACTAAGGTTCCCTCCTCCCTTTCGTCATCCACCTGCAATACAGACATAGCAAAGAAGTCGGAGGATGGACTATTACTAAAACTCGGGTCAATTCCTAAAATATATTTTTCCCCCTTGTCTCCTACTATTTTCGAAGTAGGTTCTTGCCCATCTGGTATTGTGCATTCATACATCTTTTTTGCACTAAAATACGAATCACTTCCGTCAGTAAATTGAGCGCAGTACTCGCGCTGAAAGGAGGAATGAGATTGACCCCCGCTTTGAGCCTCTTCCACGACGGTTCTATCTATCATTTCTTCAGGCAAGGATTCATATCCCATTTGTGATATAAAGTATTTCGCTTGAGTTTCGTCTTTCGCTTTAATTTTTTCTAGCCATTCTTTGTAGGTCTTATACAAGTTTTCAAAAGTATAACTCGCAGAAGAAAGGGCTATCATTTTAGAAGTATTTTCGAATTCCATCCTGTCTTCTTCTTTCATCTCTCCAGCTTCTATCAACTTGTCTTCTATCTCTCTTATTTCAATGCGTTCTTTCATGTTTTGGGGGGCCACCAAGAACGGCATTAAAACATTGGTGATTATGTCTTCTGGAATAAGAAGATACTCATCAAGTACGAGTATGTTAGCGCGAAAACCACGAATTTTTTCTCCACTTAAAGGGATCGCTGTGATACTTCCACCATTAATTGACCACTCAAATGCGTCGTTTCTTTTAGCCTTAGCTCCGAATGCTTGAGCCAACAACTCAGCGCCCTTACTCTCCACAAGCTTTTCTAAATTATTAAAAATAAAACGAGCAGTACGAAACGTGGGGCCAGCTATTAATATTTTAGTACCGGGGTGAAATATGCATTGTAAAAAACAGAACACCGAAGCAATAAAAGTTTTTCC